TCGATGTAACGTTTACACTCTCTGGAGAACTTAATTGGACCTTCATAGATAGCATCTGTACAGAGCATCCATATTAAACCCCCTTCCTCTACACCAGCCATTCCGGCAGTCCTGCCGCTAGGCGCTTTGAAGCAAATGCAGTCTCCTTTTGCTGCTTCAAATATCAAATAAGGTAAGGGGTCAAGTCCGTGACCTTCAAAGACTTCTCTACGGTCTTCAGGTAATAAATTAGAGGCAACCTCAACAGCTGCCTCAATGTCGATCGGGTGAATGTGTTTAGACACGGTTATAAAACTTAGTGTTATAATCACCTTCCCAGGTCATTGATTGCAATGTAGCCGGAGAAGCGTGTGTGGATTTAAGTGTTAAAGTGGTATTAGTGTTTCTATCATAAATAGGTACAGTTTTAATTGATTCACTTGTGAATTGAATTTGGTTAGCGCTATATGCATCAGCTACTATAGGTTCATATACTTCAGTGTAATCGTCTTTACCTGTACGTTGGAGTGTGGTTTCATATAAACCAGAATCTCCAAGATTTAATTTCACTCGATGTAATACAAGTGAACTTCTAGTATCAGATCTAAAGGACTCACCTTCTTGTCTAGTAACATATATAGTTGGAAATTCAACTTCCATATCAAATAAATAACCTAATATTATCTTATAGGAAGGGGTTTCTACAGTATCATCTGATAAAGTAGCTGTACCTTTATCATCTACATATGTTTTCCAGTTACCAGGTAATTGTACAGTTGTACCTGATAGAGTAGCTTGGACTGTCATACCTTGAAATGTATCATCAGCAGCATCTTCATATACATAGACACCGATTCCTATACCTTTATCATCTAATTGTGTTGCAGTATAAGGGAATCCACTTGAAGGTAAACTAAAGGTAGTACGATCATTAGTAGAATCATAAGCAGATACAGCTGAATCATCGATTAAAGTACTGTTATCTAAATGAACTCTATACAATAAGTCATCATCAACAGACGTTGTATCTTTATCATCTGTGATTAAACGTGAGTCATCTTCTCGTTTAATATCAAATCGTTGTAATATATCCTTACCATTCATTTTAACTACTGCAAATAGAGCATCATCTAACATGCAATGATATTGGACATCTCCACAAACTTTCCATGTAAACCATGACTGCTGTAATCTTTTTTCAGTAGCATTATAATATTTAAATACGTAAAGAGTATCAGAATTTTTTTCACTGAAAAATATGACTGAGTTTTCTCTAGATCCTGATATTAAATTTAGATCATTATCAAATAGTCTAGTAACAATTTTACTTTGCTCTACAACTTCAGGTTCACCTTCTCTAAGTATCTTAGCCATCTCAAAGAATCGTGAGTACTTACCTGCATTATCTAAAAAGCCTACAGTAGTACCTAAGGATACTGGATTAGTATTATGATTAAAGTTATAATTAGATAGAGAGTTTATTTTCGCAGTAGTTGGGTTTAAGATATCACTATCTGTTGTCAACATAAACTGTTGATTCTTAGTGAATAAAATTAAACCAGCATTAACTGGTATAGCATCATATATAACAGCAGGGTAAGTAGAACTACAAGACAAATCAATAGGATCAGTATTGGAAAATGTCATTGCAGTTTTGTTCCAAAAATTATAGAAGTCTCCAGGACGAGACATTATAACATTTTCATCGCTTAACATACAGAAGCGGTTCCTAAAGAAGACCATTTTATTAATGGACTTACCTACAAAACTAGGTTCTGGGTTTGTAGTAGGATCACCTACTTGTGCATTTTCCCATTCTATTTGTGCAACTTGGAATGTATTATCAGCTTGCCTAACAATTTGAATAGGCATAGTAGTTTTATCAAACTCTATTTTTCTTTCAGGTTGAGCGCACTCTTCCCATACTCCTTTACCATCCTTATCGTTGTCTCCGAAGAATTTTACATAATAATCATCTTCATCACTTGAACTGTTTTTAACTTTAACAACATATTGATGTTTACATTGTTGGGGTAAATCTTCTGGGTCATTAACTTCACCAGATACGACTTCTATTAAATCTCCAACTGGTGTTGTTCCGTTAAAATCACTACCGTTTGTAACATATAAACCAGTACCGATCTGCTTACATTCACTGTCAACAAGTCCATTACCTAAACTTACAATATCACCTCTGATACTACCTAAAATACTTTCAGCAGTAATTGTAGTTTCACTATCAAATGGTGTAGGTTCTGGACGTATCAGCCCAGATCTACGAGTACTGTTCATAGAAGCTTGAACCTTGCTTTCACTATGCTCCATTATGGTGACTTTATATTCAGCGTCTTTCATCCAAACATAAAAATAATCACCAGTCTTCCAACCTTCTCCACCATACAATAAGTCATGCGTTGTAGTATAACGACAGTAATATGTAGGGCTACTACCATCAGTAGGTACAGCTTGTCCAATTGTAGCTATACGGAAGTATAAATTTTTACAAGGTCCAGTAGCATTCTGCCTTGTACTATCTGCGCTTACATCGTTATTACCGGAATCTTGTACATTAACACTCCAAGATGCTCCATTAGCATCATCCGAGTCACCAGAATAAGCATCATCAATGGAGAATATTCTTGTATCTACATTAGGACATAAACTATCACGCTTGGGATTAGTAGCTTCATCACATCTATCACCAGCATTCGATGCAGTAGGCATAGTACCATCTGGATGGTATATACCTTTACCTGAACTATCTCCACCGAGACCTATTTTACAAGCATTATTAGTATCTATACGTCTCGTAACTTGTATACGAGTTGCTGTAGTAACTGTATCTAGATCCTCACTATCGTACAAATTAACTGCATACTGACTTGAGTATGATATTTTTTTCAAATCTATAAAAATCTCAGCAGGTCTCGCTGTTTCCACAGTAGAAGACATAGCTGTAATTTTATTTCTATTTGTTACATAGGTATAATCGTTTAAAGTTAATGTTTGTAACTGTGCATCAGCTGTATGTGTTAAGTATGTTTCTAAGGCAGTTTCTGTACCAGAATATACAAAACCATCCGCTGCAGCACTCGAACCCCCGCCACCACTAAAGCTTATTGTAATGCCATTAGAATAATTTTTACCAGGTTTAGTTATAGTTACACTGATAACTCTACCACTAGCTATTGTTGCTGTTGCTTCAGCACCTGATCCAGGTGAACCTGAGGCATTAGCAATACTTACCGTAGGAGCTGAGGTATAACCACTACCAGCATTAGTAACATCTATTTGTCTTACACCTTGATAAGCGATTGTCATTGGTGCACCATCGCTACAACGCCATATTCTTGTAGTACCGTCTTGAGCTATTTGACCTATGTATTGTTCAACTTCATCTCTATAATAACTAAACCATCTACCATTAGCTACAGAATTATTTGCTGATGTACTATCATCGCTAAGAGATTTAACTAATCTACTACCTGGACGTTTCATTAAGCCGTATGTTACATCAGGCATCACGTTCTTTGCTATATTAACCTGTCCAGGTATTTTCATTTCATCTGGTTGTTGTGAAATACCAGCTGTATAAGAAGGTATTGTCTGTGTAATACTTGCCATTTATCGCCTCAATGCTTGATAAGGTCTATAGGATCTGTATAGAGAATCGTGAGGATGACCGAAGAACGATGGGTTAGCCATATCGCATTCGTACTCTATACATGCAGCTCTAGATTTAGCTTCATCTTGAGCTAATAATTGTACTAAGTTGGGGTTATTAACTAATTGAGCAGCTGCTCTTACTGCAGATCTATACGTTATATATCTTTGAAATACATTAGGTAGGTCTTCAAATTTATATAATGAGACAACATCTAAGTAAACATCCCCGTCAAACTCATCAGTATGATCAACCAAGTCGTATAGTTTCCCGTCTCGGACAACAAGGTCCATATTTTTATTAATATCTCCATCGTTTAAATCATATCTTAAAGTTTTAGGTGGTAATGTTATTTGCTTAGTTGCAGGATCAGGAGACGTTTTCACATGTCTCTCTGTATTAAAATGCCATCCTTCATTCTGTACATCTTTATTAATTTCGGTTAATATATTGTAAATGAAAGAGACTTCAGGATTTGGGTTGCCACTTAAGGATAAGTTTGTAATTGGTGACTGACCGATGGCACCCAATATTGAGTTCACTGCGGATATTTCGGTATCGGTGTCAGTCGTTGAGGTAGCCATAGGTATAAATATTTGTGAATAAAAAAAGGGGGTCGTGAGAACCCCCCTTATAAAAATAATCTTAGAGATCAGCAGGTGCAGTTGCTGTACCAGCGTACAGTTCAACAGCAGCGGCAGGGTTGAGTGAGTCGGCTCCCATAGCCAAGCGTCCTAGAATGACATCTCCCTGGTAAACCACGGATACATCACCTGAAGTTACTTGTACTTGAGGTCCAATCGCTTCGACCACACCAGCAGCTTCCTTCTGGAAAATAAGTCCACAACTGTTGTTGAACTTAGCAGCAGCACCGTAGTTGTTAACGGTCTTCTGTCCAGTTGGAGTGTTAGCTGAATCTTGGTCAACCATTGCATCACCTACGAAGCTACCTGAGTTACCAGGATCAGCAGTAGCAGGTACAGTAGGACCAGCAGTTCCACCATACTTAACACCGTGATTTCCGAAGAACGGAATATTCATAGATTTGTAAATCTTGATTCCAGCTATCTCTAGGATGCCGTTACCAGATTGCAATGCGTCGCCTTGCTCATCACGATTAATGAGGTATGCGCCTGAACCTGATCCACCAACACCTTGAATAAGTTCATAGTATTGACGTGGAGAAATTACAGCCACACGACCATCACCACTAACTCCCTTCTCGTCTAGAGCAGCCGCAGCATCATAGAATGCGTTGACCAGGAATTGAGTGTTATAAGCGTCAGAAGCTTGTGCGTTAGTACCAACACGGATTTGTGTTCCGCCTGGTTCTACGAAATTGGATAGGGTTACAGGAGAAGCGATACGTGCAGCCTTCGTGATAGCACGGAAGATGCGACGGTCATAGTTCTCTGCTAGAGCATAACCAATTTTACGAGAGATCTCACCTCTCAAGTCATAGTGTGCAAGAGTCTCATCTAACTCATATACGAATGCACTGGAGATTAGGAGGTCATCACAAGTGATGGTCTTCTCTGCTACAGGAGGAGACTTCTCGTCATTACCGAGAATGCTCTGACCTGGAACATGGAATTCCGCCTTGGTACGACCCGTGAAGATGAACTGCAATGA